ACGCTCGGCCGGCCCTTGCGAACCGCCTCGAGCACCGCCTCCCGAGCCGCATCTATCCCATCGCCCCGCGTGATGCACCCCTCGATCACCTTCGGATCGACGTCGTCGCCGCCCAGCTCGCGAATCGAATTGACCCTCTGCCGCTCGGCCGATACCGCAGCGGCCGAGGCCTCGGCCATAGCCTTCTCGATATCGACCCGCTCGCCGTCCGGCTGGGCGGCCCGATTGACCTGCCCTGTATTTTCGACGGCCCCCGCGTCCGGCGCCGTCGCCGGCTTCTCGTCCTTCTTCTGAGCCCTTTCCTGCTCGGCCTTGAAGTCCGCTTCGAGCGACTCTCGCTGCTCGTCGGTAAGATCGTCCGCCACAAGGCCCCGTTTCTCCAGCCACTTTGTAAATTTCATTTCAATACTCCTTCGTGATTTGCCAATTGCTGTGCGATTCTTCGCCTTCCGGTCGGCCCCGACCGGGAGGATACTGTTCTCGTGGATCTCCCATTTAGTCACTACCCGCAGGTCGTAATCCTTCGATGCCGTATAGTCCTTTCCCGCAACCCGGCCCACCTTGCCCCGCTCGACTATGGTCCCGCCCAGCACGCGATAACCTATCGAATTGTCCGTCAGGTGCCCCTCTCGCGTAAGCGTCCAGGCGTGCTCGGCCACCGGCGACTTGCTGTAATAATTCCGACCCACAACCCTGCCGCCCGAAACCCGCAAGTCCCGCGTCGATCCCAACTGACTCTGCACCGTACTGCGGTCGTGCGAGTCCAGCAGCGGCACCTGCCCGTTCGCAGGCATCCGCAGCCCGTCCGTCAGCAGTACCTCCTCGATCACACGCCATTCCATCAAATCGAGCACGAGTACCCGCGTCTCGGTAGCTATCACCGCCTCGACGCTCCTGTTCTCCTCGTCCAGCGTGCTCGGCTCGACGCGATACGCCCGCACCGTCAGGTCCGACTCGAACCTTTTTACTCCGCCAAGATCGACGCCATCGTAGATAGTCCCGTCCCGTTTGATTGTCCCGCGCGTCCGTTTCATTTTTCCGTGTCCTCCGTACCCTCTGCGGCATCGGTTTCGCTCTCGTCCGGCTCCTCCTCGTCCGCCTCCTGATTCGACCCGGAGATATTGACCGGCGTCACCCCGGCCTTGCGCACCGGCACATCCCCCCAGTCAACTTTCGACAGGCCCAGCACTTCCCGAACCTCGTTGATAGTCAATACCCCGCTCTCGATATGGTATTGCAGCACATCCTGATCGTTGAACCGCAGCAGTTTATCGTCCGGCGGCTCGTCGGATAGTCCCAGGGCCGTCCTCGCCTCGCCCACGCCGATAGGCACGCCCGCCCTTACGCCCCGTGCTATATTCTCCATAGCCGCGTCACCGACCTTGCCCTCGTCGGTAAGGCCCAGCTCCTCCAATAACTGCTTCTCCTTCGCCTTCTGCCGGACCTCGACCTCCCAGTCCTTGCCCTGCAGCGCGTATTCCGCCGCCAGTGTAGTCGTCGTATTGTCAAGCCGCTTGCCCTGAGCGGCCGCCTCCTTCAAGGGATCGACGTGTTCGGCGCCCGGCCATATCCACTGAATCGTCACCCCGCCCGCCGGCGCCCGCGGTATCCCCATACCCTCGGTCAGCATCGCCTCGCGAAGCCACTGCCCGAATATCCTGTCGAGCATATGCTCGGCAAGCCACCGCCGCACCGTCCTGATGAACCGGTAATACACCTGCCAGTCCAGCCGGCCCGAAGCGTAGTTGTACCCGCTGCTGTTCGCTGCGGCCACGTTGTACGGCATGTTCACGCACCGGGCGAACTCGTTGATCAGCTCCCGCTTGAACTCCTTGTACGTGCTCGAAGGCTGCTCCGGCTTGAACTGCTGCATCTTCGCGTTCGACGGCAGGGTCAGCATTGCGTTGCGGGCGATCTCGATCTCGTCCATCTCCTCGATATCGCTGCTGTTGTCGTCGCCGAACTCCGAACCCGTTGTCTCGTGCTCGATCACCGCCGATATATTCGCCGCCTGCTCGGCCGCCGCCACCGTCGCTAAAGTGAACCGCCTCAGATACGCCAGGACCGGCAGGCCGGGCGATATCCACGGCACGCCCCGCGACTGGCCCGGCCGCTCGGCCCGGTACAGGTGAATCACCTGAGATGCGGGGACCTTGTCGTAATCGTACATACCCGCCGCAGCCGTTCTATCCGAGCCGGGATGCGTCTTGAGAATATAGTAATACACCGCCCGACCGTTCGCATCGTACTCGATCCCGTCGCGTACCCGCCCGTCGTCGTAGAAACCCGGCGACGCCAGCCGGTCCGGCTCGACCACCCTTAGCCTCAGCGTGACATCCGGCTCGTTCGGCGAGTCCGTCCAGCTCCGCCGCGCCGCCTGCTCGGCGCTCTCGAATACGAGCAGCCCCTCGCCGCTCTCGTCCTGCTGCAGGCTGCCGGCCAGTCCGATCATATCGGCGAACGTCAGCCGGCCCTCGATATCGCATCGCCCGCACCACATTGAGAACAGCAGCTCCACCCGCCGATTGAAATCCGCATCCTCGCTGATCACCTGCAGCCGCGGCCCGCTGCCAACCAGGTCGTTCCGCTTCGTTTCGACCATCCCCTTCGCATAGGAGTTGTTCCTTATCTCGTACCGGCAGCGGTTCCGCAGCGTCGCTATGTCCTCGCGGATCAGCGAGTCGGCGTCACGACCGTCGGCGTAAAGAAAATGCTGCTTGGTATGCCTGTTAGTCGCCGCCGCATCGTAGCTCCGCACCGTCACGCGCCCGGCCGGCCGGGTTTTCTTATCGACCAGGGCCGATATCCGCCGCCTGGGCAGGTCCGAGATGCGTATCCGATCCGTGTTCGCTGCTATCATTATCGCCCGTCCCCCGCTCGCAGATTGCTGATTGAAAACGGCCTGTTCGCCGTGGTCGCAAGCCGGGCGAAATAACGACGGGCCTGCATAAGATCGCCGATTGTCTGTTTGGTATAGCTCCGACCCCCCACCGTCTGAGATGCGTACTTGCCCGTCAGCAGATTGTGAATCGCCGTGTCCGCCACCTCCAGAAGTTCTGCCGCCGTATATGCCACTGCCTTACCTTTTTACCTCTGCGCCTTTGCGCCTCTGCGGGATTGATACTCTGTGACTACTTCATTTCCTTTGTCCTTCCCGTCGCCCGGCAATAGAAAAAGGCCGTGTGGAGGTGTGGCCCCACACGGCCTGTTTCCTACTGCATCAGAAATACTTAAGCTGATATCCTTATCGCACTTTACATACGCACCGTGCAACCGAAAAACACTATATAAGCCTCCGCTCCGTGAAAAAGGTCTATATATAGACCAAAATCTTGTGCACAACGGCGGAAAATGGTGAGAAACTTATTGGCAATTAGTTGATTTCGCCATAGAGTTTTTCTGATACGAGGAGAACTATTTGGTGATCGCCTAAGATATGTGACGGCGATACCTTTACCAAGCCTGTCGCCATTATTGCCGTCAATAGATCGTACCGCAGTTGCTTCATTTGATTATCCATTTGCTTACAGGTTTGAATAATCTCGTCTGCCGAGGGCGTGCTCCTGGCAAAGCCATCCTTTGACGTTGTGCTATTGTTTTCTATTGTCATTCCCCATTCTCACTTCTCAATAACCTCTTTCGTCCTGACCCTCCGCCCGCAATGTCGGCATATCTTATAGCGTCTGACCGCACCCGGTATCGGCACCGTCTTAATCGTCTGCCACGGCCGGCCTTGATCGTCGCGGAAGTCCCGGCACCCGCACTTCGGGCAGGCAATGCCCTTGCGCCCGCTTTTCTCCGGCCCGTTGGTTGCCATTATGCACGTCCCTTTCGCTTCGCCGCCTGCACCTCGGACAGCCGCACCTTTTTCCGTTCGACGACGGCCGCCGGCCTTTTCCGTTTCTTGTCCGGGTCCTTCCAATAGAACGCCCGCTTGTAATAAGCCGCCGCAGCGGCATAGCCGCCCGTATCCAGAGAATGGGTTTGAGCCCCGACCGATACCGGCTGCCAGACCCATTTCCCGTTGCCTTTTCTGTCGCGGACGAATACCTTCTGCTCGTTCGTAAACTCGGTAAAGTAGAGCGACGGTATCTCGTTATAGAACTCCGTGCGGGCCGGCCGGGTGATGTTGCCCTCCTCGTCCCGCTCGTCCGCCGCCCACGTAGTCACGGCATCCTTGAAGAACGCCGTATCCACCACCGCCGCCTGCATACCCCGATACAGCCGCCTCTGTTTCGCCGTCAGCCGACGCGCCGTCGCCTTCTCCAGATCGGAGAATACCAGGGGCGTGCGCCGCGGACCCGGCTCGCCGAATACCGGAAAGCACAGCCCCCTGTGCCGGAGGCAGTAATCGTAGACCGTCGAAGACTTGAACATAGCATCGATGAACAGGCACGTCACCGCCAGGAACGGCTTGCCCTCGTTCGTCGTCCCGTCCGACCACGGGAACGGCGACATCAGGACCGTGTCATCGAGATCGTCGAACGAATGCGCCGAGCCCGACAGTATGACCGCGTT